GGCTTGGAAACGGAGTCTAATCTCGAGCTTGTTCGTGAGAGGCTCACACTAAAGCTTCCGACAGGACTACGCCACTCCTGGACAACTAACATAAACTTTACGCTTTAAAGGTGGGAGGCCCACTCTAGAAATCTAAGATATCAAGTAAAGCAGTAAATATTAGAATTACGTCGGCAGCGAAACGATAACCTAGGTAGGCGCCCTACCCTTTACTGCATTGTATTCACACCTAGTAAGGTGTGCATGTTTCTATTAACATCACGTGCAGTGTGCCGTTCAGTGTCTTCGCTAGTGGTGGCAACATTTCCATCAAGGCCAAACAACCTTGAAGAAACATTGCTAAGAGCTGCCGCTTTCATCTGCGCAACAGCTTCACGGGCTCTTTCAGGAGTTTTAGAAGTGACTTCGTAGAAATCGAAAGCATATCGTGCTAAACTCCTATCCCGTAGGTTTCGAAGCAAACCATACCTCGGCATGTATGGTGCCTCTGCATTTCTCATCTCTATATATGCCTCTGCTGCATCTGAAAAATGATGCATTATTTGCCGCAGCGTTGGCTTTGCATTTTCAACTATCGGTTTCAAAGGATACTCAACTTGTTCATTTCCGTCCATCATAACCCACACTCCATTAATGTCGGGTGAGGTGCCATTTTCAATACACCAAACCATGAAACCATTCATCATAACTCCCATCTGTTGCTCATTCAGATCGTATTCTGTTCGAACTTGGTTGAACCAAGAGGCGAATTGCTGATGAGACGCTCGTGTGTTGTATAACTCAATTTGATCCGGCTTATATTCTAGCAAATGATCGATATCAAGTATCACATTTCCTTTCACGCGTGGCAGTGACATTTTCTTTGTGATCTTTGAAAGACGCGGCACGATTTTTCCATGGGAGCCAGCATTCACATCCTTATCCTTCGTGACAGCTGCTACTGTTTTCTCACCTGAGCCGGAGCCTGTTACATCCTTGTTTTTCCCTTTGTCGTCTTCTTTGTCTTTCTTTGTAGCTCCAGCGTCTGCCACAGTTGGCTGAGTGCCTGATTGGAGTATTACAGTGTCTCCTTGTTCAAAGAAGATATCTTGGTGAAGGGCTTGTAGGTAGCGTGCCAGTTCACTTGTCTCTGCTCCCTTGTCAGTGTATAGCTTGCGCAGTGCTGTTTCAGCTATGTATGGAGCTTTTCCAAGGGCAGCCAATTCTCGCACTTCTTCCTTCTCAACGAACCATAGATAAAACTTTCTGATTTCTTGTAAAAGTTCGGTGTGCCCCCATGCCTCAATCATTGCAGCGCAAATTGCCTCTGTTCGGTGCATTATTTCTTTGCTTCTATCCCACTCTAGAATTGAAACAATTCTCTCTTTCTCGAGTTTTGGAATATACATTCCATCGACTAGCATCGCTTGGTGGGACATAAACCAGAGATCTTCTCTTCTGTGTGTACGTTCTGAAAAATCGTAGTTCAGTCCAAGTTCACAAAAAGAAGCTGACATGTTGTCAAGTAAGCCACTGTCTTCGTCTCTGACTGCGAGTATCAAATCATCACCATTTGCGAAGAAGACAAGTCTATTCTCAATCTCATCATAGTTCCAACCAAACTTCATGCACGCGTAATAAATAGATATCACAACCATTAACGTGTTGTCCACCACTGTCGAGGGTTGTCCACTGTTATTACCTCTAAATTTCTTGAAGATCGTCCCATCCGGAGCAAGAATTGGAGTATACACAATCTCAGCGTAAAGATTTTCGAGCATTTCTTGTCCAACCCACCAATCCTCCATATAAAATGATCTGATTATAAGCACTGCATTCAGTAAGGCTGGTGTTAACGAACTGTCGAATTGTGATCCATCAGCATGACAATATAACCAACCATCGGGTAACGCTCTCATCAATTTATCCCAACCACCATAAAATTTTGTCATGCCAACCGTCCATGGACATTTGAGATTTTTGCTGTAAAATTCATTGTTAAAATCATCCACGCACACTTTAGCTCCAAGCAGTGTATCAATTGGCGCTGCTGTGAATGTTCGTGTTTTGTTAGCCCTGACCTTCTCAAGCGGCCTGAGCTCGGCCTTTAAAGATCCATTCCACAGACCTTTGTATCCATTAAACAACCTTTCACAACTTTGGAACAAAAGTCGCTCTCGATCGAAATCATCTAGCCCTTCAAAATATTCTTTCTTCTTTCCTCTATATTGGGCTCCAATTGCTGCTTTCATGTTCAAAGAATTGTAAATTTCCTCGGGATCCGTAACGAATCGGCACTCATTGAATTCAAAGTCGCACATCATACGTATAACCCCATCCACTGCTTCCAAAAATTTGTCATGATCCAATTGATTAACAGTGACGGGTTTATTGTATTTGAAGAAATCCTTTTTAAAAGCCTCCTTGTTCAATTTGCTCGGCTGATACTCTCCCATCAGGGGTCTGAAATAAGCGCTCGCTTCTGCATGTGTTTGTAAATATTCTTCAAAGAAAGAACACTTGCCCTTAACAACATGTTTGGTGACTAACGCTGATTGTGCAGTTCCAACAGCTCGCAAATTCCCTTCGCAGCCTTCGTAAACCCATCTTTCACGCTTGCTCTGCGTTTCAACACCAGAGGTGAATAGGTCCTTGACTAGATTTGAAATACGAAATTCAGGCCCTGGCTGTTCATCAACCAAATTGAGCGTCCCCCATGCGATTTTACTAGGTTGCCATAGCCAGTGCTGAGTCCATGTGAGATCATCAAGTTTGCTCAAATGCGTGGCCACAAAATCATCAGTGAACGGTACGAAATAATTCTTGGATGAAACCGTAGAGGCTAAACCATGTACTCCAATTATTTTTCCGTCCGTTGTTGAAACCATGGGTAATCCACAATCCCCTTCGCTGGTTGAGATCCAATGAATCCAATATGAGCCAGTTCCTTCAGGTATTGTCATGGAAGATTCTGAGACAGTGGAACGGAGACTCTTGTCTTGAAAATTTGTTCCAACCAGGCATGCTCGTTCCTCGCGTTTTGGTGCCCTAAAAGAAGCGTTGCTTTTAAACGGTGGAAAGTCCTTTGGCATGCGCACTAATACAACATCCTTCCCTTCTATGAAATGCACTTTAAGCGTTGTGGTATTTTTAACAGTGAATTCACCATGCCAAGACCTGACTAAAAGTGTGCCATTATTTTTCCTGAAGAGGTGTCCATTAGTGATGATTATCGGCCCATAGCCAATACCATACATAGTCTCCTTGAGGCCATCAGAATCGTTCGTTAATTGACAGACGATTGTCGAGATGCCATTATAATCGCGCACTCCTTTGTAGATAGATTTGCTCTCCAACTCGACATGTTCATTTTTCTCTGGCACGTCTTTAAAAGAAACCCTGACTGGTGTGCCAGTTTGTCTCAACTCATTTTCTCTCTCTGGGTATCCCGCAATGGCATTGGTGTTTCTGCACAGAAGCAATGGTACATGGGGAGTCAAATCAACTTTAAGTGCTTCTTCAGTGCCCTTGCCCATAAAATATGCCTGAATGCCAGGTTTGTTGATAATAGACTGCCTCGAGATCAAATCATTCTCCAGAAATTTCTCTCTAATACTTCCAAACTCCTCTTGCACCAACGATATGTCTGTATGGGTGCTTTCGTCCAATGTATGGCCAGTGAGAGGGTCCACAAATCTGATAAAGCTGTAATTCTCTGGTTCCACACCATATAAATGCACAAAATTGCGAGTTTTCCGTCCCATTCCTTTTGTGCTGTTGTTTCCTTTGACCTTACCTCTCTTCGTGTAAGCTTCGCCGAAAGTGCGCCCAATTGTGTCGTCGTCACCAAAAATCTCACGTCCGACTTTCCTATCGTACGCATCCCTGAATTTCAACTTTTGAGATCGGCGTTTCTTGCTTTCGACGCGCACGGGTTCATTAATCTTTTTCGTGAAGTATTCCCACATGAACCATCCACCTCCTAAGAGTGTCATGATCGCCAATATCACATCATTCGCAAATTTGCGTCCGTCCCACTTACCGCGAAGGCCCAGGAAGTTGCTAACTTCTTGCTTACTTTGCAACACCACCGACTTAATAACCCCAATTCCTTCTAGATCGGATAGGTTGTTGATGTTCACATTTTTACTATTGAATTCAAGCAACTGGGCGCGTGCTTGTTGAAGAATTGCAATGTTGTGCGCTGTGTAATCACGCATGTATCTCTTCCTAAAGGAATCAGCTATTCCAGCGAGAGAAAATGAATAACCCGTCACAGCTGAGCTGATCGTGTCGAAGTGATTCCGCTTCATCATTTCCTCGGCAAGCAGGTGGTCGATGATTGCAATAGTTCTGGGTAACGCTGCTGGATCAGTGCTGAGTGTATAACTAACCTTAGTTGAACAAGCACTTGAAAGCTTACCAAAAACCGCATCGTTCTTGTTTTCTTGTATGCACTTCCAAATTTTCTCATAAACCTTATCAGGCACTCCATTTGTGTAGAAAGGTATGCGCGTGCTCTCATGGCATTGAACGTGCACTCCGATGCGTTCATACTCACTTTGGTCCATCCATTGACTCACAAATTGGTGAGGTAATGCAACCTTGTTAAGCACCATTTCTGAATCCCTGAGTTTGAACTGTTTCAATTCTTCGTGTATCAAAGGATGCATACTACCATCATGACGAATTAGATGAGTGGTGAAGAAAGGAGTTAGCTCAAAATTCAAAGCACATCTCATCTGTTTAACTGTGCACTTTCCAAGTATATTTGTGGAAACCCCATGTGTGGTGACTGGAAGCCCATATGCAAACGACAAAGCTGCTGCTTCTGTGGCAATGAATTCAGGAATGTTCTCGATGCCTTTTTCTGTGTGCCCTATACGCAATGCAGTTCCAGGCTTAGATCTCCCCACTCTCCCTAGCCGCTGAATCCTCTCTCCATAACTAACTGATTTCTTGTTGTAGCGCACACATCGATTTTCGCTGTCCAATTCTGCGACCACTTTTAATCCAAAATCAACGACACACTCGACATCCAACGTCACTCCATTCTCAATGATGTTCGTGGCTACTATGAAATGAGGCTTTTGGCTAGTCCCATGCGTTTCAATAGTAGTTTTCCCAAGTTGCATTGTTCGCCCATCTACCTTCGTCACTGAAAATTGTCGCTCAGTGAGTAACTTGGAAAGCATGTCTACTTCATTGTAACTCGCAACGTACACAAGTATATTATTGCCATGCTGTACCATATCAGCATTTGAACCGGTCTTTTGTGCACCAACGAATGCATGGAATGAAAGATGATCCTCCGTTTTGACTTTCACCGCGAATTGCGTATCGAAATCACATTCTCTCCCTGGCGGCGTTGCAGACACTTTAATCAATTTGCCAGCGAAATTATACTCCTTCAGCGCGCAATTGAAAGCTATAGTCGCACTATCTGTGACATGGCACTCGTCTATGATAACAAAGTCAAATTCCATTAATTGATGTGGATTATTGACATAGTAGTGAAAAGCAAATCCACTCGTCATCACTGTAATATTGCTTGAACCAAAACAACTTAGCCCTCTCATTCTGAGTGTAACGTTTTGGAAGAAAGGATCGCCTGCCAACTGTCTACTGACATTCTCCGCCAAAGGGCGTGTAGGTTCGAGTAACAATACCTTACCCTTTTTGGCAAGATGCGCAGGCAGGCTCGTTGATTTTCCAGAACCCACTGCTCCTCTGACTAAAAACTCTCCCTCGCTTGATGATGCTATTTCATTGGCCACAAAAGCTGCAGTGCTTCTGGTAAATTCGAGGAATTTACCTGTGGTCCTGTAATGCGGAACTGTGCGATTTTGCTGTAGTTGCCGATTCCACCAATCATCAAAATGAACATCAAATGTTGTCGACGATTGAGCCTCATTCGTGTTAATATCAAAATCAATTGTGAGTCTCTTATCGTCCTCCAAACTCTCAATATCTTCAAGTCCTTGAAGTCGGACCGTTTCTCCAACTGTGCCAAAAACTGTTTTGAGCTTTGTTAAGATCTTGAAAATGGCGTCACTTCTTTCGGCGTCAAAGCACATAGTGAGCAGCGCCAATACAGCTATGATCTTCTCGAATTGAATCTGAACCGCTGACTTAGCCTGTGTGGCAACAACCTCTGCACCAGCCATGTACAGAAGGGTTTCCTCAAGATCTGGTCTCACATTGCGAACATGTTCAAGAAAGTCATTATATATGGGCGCTTCATCCTGCTTCTTACTGAAAATGTGGTACATGTGCATTAACGTCCTTTCATTCTCATCAGCTTTATTTGCCATCGCTCTCTCTTTTTCTTCCCTTGTCGCTGCTATCATGTTGCGCACAGTATTAGACATTTGTAACACCAAGGAGAATACCAAACACACGTTCACAAGGTATATAATGTCGCTGTAGCATCGCGCGAAAATCTTGAAACCACAAGAGAAAAAGAACTTACAAATTCCAACGAGAGCCTCATTTAGCTTGCGCACGCCTGCATCGCGAATGCTCTTCGCATGTACTCGGGTCGTGATAAAGCACTCGTGAACAAATTGTAGCGAAGATGTACGTTTTCCTTCTTTTGCTCGCTGGACTAAATTTCTTTCCGTAAAAATCGAGAATTGCTTCAATCGCACGGTTACACAGGATTTTTCCAGCAAGCTTAGCTCTTGCCATGAATTGTGCAGCTGCTTTGCATACATTTTTTCCCTCATATCGAACAGCGTTTGCTGCAGATCTGGATAGCCATTGGTTTTGAGTTCTTTATTTGAAAACTCACGCTCTACTTGTATCGTTAGCAAATCCAGCGCAGGTACGTATGCCCTCTGATTATCTTGACAACCCTTCATGATTTCAAGTAAATGTGGTGAAGCTTCACTTATCAAGTTAAGTTGATCCACAAGAACTTCAGCCAGAGCAACCTTGCGTGTGAGCTGTTCTAATATGACGAAAATCTTTCCGATTTCATGATCCCTCTTAATCCATATCTCAATACCGCGCTCAAAATGACGCATCCTATACATATGTACAAGAATAGTGGGTGAAATCATGCCAAGTAATAATATGTATGGATCATCGTGCAGGAGCTGCATCATAAGTTTTGGTTTGAAAATTCCTTTAATCAACTGCTCCTCGAGTTTAATGCGCTGTGTTGGTGTTCCGCCAACTCTGTAGTGTTTCATCTCACTTTGCAGATCATTTGAGGCAAATTGAATTAAATGATTGACAGTTCCGGCCTTGAGTACGTGATACCCAACAGTTAATGATCCATAAGAATCAATGACATGCATGGTTTGTGTAGCGTGGTCAACAAGGATCCTGGGTAATTCAGCGCATCGCGTTTCAGGATGGAATACACCTAGAATATATGCTGCAGTTGCAACATCCATCAATGAAGGCCATTGCCCAAGCATGGGGATTAAAACATCACGAATCATTTTGGTGAAATCCTTTGCTTCGTTCTCATTAACATTCACAAGCATTGCGAGGAAAATATTGAGATAGCAATAACCTTCCTTTGCTATATACATGCGTTCTGCCTCAGATGCTGGCAGATCAATGTACTTTGGATCACCAGAAGCTCCTATAACTAGATGCCTCTTCGTCGGGCTCTTAAGCTCTGAGTACATCGGGGTTCCATCATCCATCGTTACACAGCAGCATGAGTGTATATAATTTCCATTCTGTTGGGAGACACATGCTGATGTAAGTGGCTTCTTCTCAATACTCTCTCCAAGTAGTGCAGTGCGTGCCCTATCCAAATTGAGTGGTACAATCAATGAGCCTATGGCCAACTTACGAGTACCATTTGGAAAGTTTCGCACTACGTACTTCGTATATCCTTCGCTTGGTATTACTTCTTCGAAGAAGTTCTTGAATAATCGCTTGGAATGGTATCCTCTTTCTCCCCAAACAAAATTTCCATTTTTGTCCAATTGGTTGTCACATAGAAGGCTAGGATTTATCATGGCCTTGCTAGAACGCTTATTTCTGAACGTCTTCAACGCTTCCTCACCAGTCAGGTGCATGTGGTTCTTAAACCACTGAGTCATTTCAAGAAGCTGTTTCAAAGCTAAGTCCAATTCGTCTTGCGTAACCAATGAACCTTTCATGAGCGCCTTGTTGATGTCTTGTATTTGCTTCATGTGAGTGCTTGTGTGGTTCTGAACTAACTTCATAACTTCAGATGAGAGCTTGAGATTTTGAGTTGCCTGTGTTGCCACTTTGATTAATTTGAAAACATTATCGTAATAAGAGCTTTCCTTGAAACTATCCCATTCATCCTTGTGGATAATAAAGTTTGCGTTCAAAGAGTCTTTGAATTCCTCGAAGCTAACTCTACTAAGCTTTTCTCTGCATGTTTGGCACGATAGTTTCACTACTGGGAATAGAGCCTGACAAAAGATTGCTGCTAACTCACCACATTCCTCGTTATTGTGGTCAACCTTGCAAACATGATCTGGGCTAGGCCTAAATTTGTCAAACATTCGTCGCCATCCTTGGAAGAACTGAACTTCCGGTTGCGACGAATAGTGGTCAACTTCGCTATAAAATAACACCGGTTCCAGCGCGTTCACAATCCCATCGTCGTCTCTACCTCGAATTACTAAATGTGGCAATCTTGAATATCTTTTAGTTAACGCATGATTAGTGCCTAATACCCACCCACTGCAACCTGGTTTGATATCTTCCTCACGAATTCGCTCTGTATGGGTGACCTGACAAATGGCTTTCAGAACCCATTTGAACTGCTCATACGACATCTCAGTGTGCCGCATTCGCCCTTCTTCATGCGCAACTGACACCTTTCCAACAAAATATCCCCTAAACCTCTTGAAGGTGAGTGTATGTCTCGCCTTCTTGTTGCCAATCATCTCAACAGGAATATTTCTATTGCGTGAAATTTTAAGAACACGTGTACACAAACTATTAAGTGGTGCTTGCACAGTTTGCTTTTGCACCACTTTCTTCCTTTCCTTCTTGTATGTGCGCTTGTAAAACGGTGATCGCAAGCTCACAGCGACGTTGTGAGTCACTTCAGGTGGAAGGACACATGCTAGATTTGTGATCGAATCGTCGTAATTTCCTTCGAGGAAATCGGCCTCTACCTTGCGTGCTGCTTCATCCTGCTCAATACGAGCGAAAACCCGCTGCTTACTCGGCTTGCGGAGGACTATCCTCCCACTCGGACCCTTTTTCACCTTGCTCATCTCGTTTCGAGTGAGCCTAAACTTCATCTCGTCAGTGCTGAAGAAGTTGTTCAGAATGTCAATGCTTTTGTTTAATTGCATCAACTTCTTAGACTCATGCCTGTAATACATGTGCGTTTTCAGTGGCGGTGGGCATGTTGCCATGTGGCCAGGTGCCACTATATTAACCCGATTACTTACTTGAGTGTTTGTACACTGCTCAGTCTTTGCAATAGGTACAGAGATTGAACCAATCATGATGGAGGCCATTATTATGTCTGAAGTAAACGAAGTGATTGGAGAATTTCTTAATGCTGTAAGAGTTTTGGGTTGCTTGTTTGTGAGTACGTTCAAAAAT